ATTCAGAATATCATCAAGGTTTGCCCCTGAGAAAAGTTCTTCTATGATGTAGCCTGTATCGCCACGAATCATTGAGCCAAAATAGTAGGGCGTTAGAGGAAGTAATGAATAGAGTGGATGCGAACAAATGAGTTCAAGATATTTTACTTCTGTACCAAATGACCATTTTGTAAATGCGTCACCATGAAACTCAATATCTTTACGAAGATACGTTTTTCCACCATAGTCAACTTTGTATGTGTCCCCAAAACCACCCGAGCCAACTCTGCGCAGCTGTGATTTAGGCATATCGACAATTGCTTCAATTTCGGGCTGTGTAAGGCGCGGGGGGAGACCTGCCATCTTACTTGTACATGATAATTAAAAGCGCATAGGGAATAAAGGTCCAGGATCACCTCCCGTCATCTCTGTGATCTCTCGTCTAACAGTTCTCGGATACATGAATCTGTAATAATAGTAATCCTCTTCTGTTGGCACATGTGTAGACGCCAATTGAACCATGGTACCAGGACTTGTAAACCCTTCTTTCATGAGAAGAGAAACACCCATGATAACGGCAATAGCAACAAGAACATAGGTAAATGTGAGCATTTGATTGTATCTACAAGTTACAATCAAAATGCGTTTGATATTATTGGTTTACAAGCCCCGAGGGAATCCTACGAGATTTGCACCGATACCGAAGCCGGCACCCTGGCGAGCCGTCACGCCGATGGACGGGGAGACCAGGTCGAGAACCGCGAAGACCGCGGCGGCAACGAGCGCCAGCGTGGCGATCTCGTCAACCGGCAGTGTCTTCCGGGGGATAAAAAGCGCGGCGCCCGCGACAACGAGACCCTCAATGAGGTATTTGATCGCACGGTTGATAACTTCAGCGACGTCCATATTTAGTCTATATTCAGTAAAAAGAAAATTTGCTGTGCGGAATCTAAAGATAAAGGATTTACAACTGTAAAGAAGAATGGCAGCAGAGCGTGAAGATTTCTTGACTGAAGATCCGGAGATTCCGAGCCAACGTTGGGCTCTACTGAGTTTCCTGAGTCCCGAGAAAGTATTAAGCCGGAAGGATACATTCTTTTTCACGGTCTTTCTGAAGCAGTATGAATTCCAGATGCGCACCCAAAGTATGGAGAAGTTCCTCGTCGGTAAGATCACGAATTTCAATGAGCAACTGGACAAGCAGGCGACCGAGTTTGAGAAGGCTGATCTCAGTGGCGCGGCTGCCCTGTGCCGCGGCGCGCAGATGCGCGTTGACGGTACGCTCAAGGATCTCCAGGAGTTCGTAAAGGAGAACCAAAAGGATCTCGCCCAGTCAAAGCTCAACGACGAATATGATGACTTCCTCTTCAAGAACAAGGCGAAGCTCGAGGACGAGTTCTATGCTCAGAATAACTTTCAGACGACGGTCCGTGGTCTCAAGATCCGCGGCGCTTATAGTGACAAGAAGGAGGCTGAGATGCGTGCCAAGAAGCTCCAGCGCAGTGATCCTCTTCATAATATCTACGTAGCCGAGGTGGGCAAGTGGCTCCCGTGGGATCCCAGCCCCCATGAGGTCTCCGAGCAGGAGTATGCCGAGGACCAGCTCAACAACTTGATGAAGAAGTACAAGGAGAATGAGGAGGCACGTGATGCCTTCCAGAAGGAGCAGCGTGAGTCCCGTCGTCCAGAGAAGAAGAAGGTCTTCTCCGATGACGGTGTACCTGAGGACGTTGGTGTAACGATGAAGCTAGACAACTCGGTTTCGGGTGCCCCGAAGGAAGATGCGGTTCCCTCACTCGGAACTGGCTCATCCGCCTTTGCGGGTATGTTCTCTTCATCGGGTCCTGCTGATCTCGCCATCGAGAGAAAGCTCCAGAACAAGGAGTAAATATGTAAATGAATAGCATTCTTTAATGCTAAAAGTGGCATTGGTAGATGCCACCTCTTCAGTTAGCTCATTTACCCGCGATCGCGACAGCGGGGGATTGTAGTTTCCAGTGAACTAAGCAACTGAACTCCCCAAGTAATTGGTTCGATTCCGATACCGAAGAATTTTTTTAATCATGTAGTACATGCTTAAAAATTGAGATTATCAAAAGATAAAACTACAGAGCAATGAATCAGGTTCAATTACAGATAGATACATTCTTTATAAAAAATGTATCTATACCAAAGCAAGTTCAAGTCAAAGAGAAAAAAAAAGATATTCAAGCAAAATTTCTTCTTGAACCTCTGTTCATACGTGAAATTCCCAATGATTCACGTTATATTTGTCAACTTGAGGAAGAATACGAACTTATTGATAAAAATGAATTCGCACCTGTATTTCTTCAAGTTAGAACAGTTCTTGAAATTATTAAGTCTCTAGGACCAAATCCTCCACCACATATTATTCGCGGCTCGGCGGGTTCATCACTTGTAACTTACTTATTGGGAATAACTCATGTAGATCCTATTTTAAATCGTATTGAACTTGCCCGATTTATGAACTATTTACGAAAAGATATGCCTGATATTGATATTGATGTACCTTATAATCGACGTGAAGAAATTTACGGTCTTATTTCAAAAAAATATCCAAATCAAGTTGGACGTGTATCAAATTATTGTTTATGGACAGATAAAGTAAACACACGCCAATCAATTAAAGATGTCTTGCTCGCAAATAATAAACCAATTCCTACAGCTGTAAATAAGCGCGGGGCAGTTCCTGAGAAATTTCTTACAGAAGAAGAACTCAAACAGTTTGCAGAAATTAAGAAACACCGCAGCGGTACACTTAAAAATTATAGTAAACACTGCGGAGGAATTGTTATCTTTGAAAATGAAGGTGAGGTTCCAGAAGAACTGCGACTCAAAGAGATTGAATCAAATGGAGTACCACTCTTTCAAATTAAATTAAATAAAGATGATACTGAAGCACAAGGATTCATAAAGATTGATCTTCTCAGTAATCGTGGACTTGCACAACTTGCTGATATTTGTCCTGAAAGACCATTGATTGCTTATCCTGGTCGTGATGCTATGACTGAACGTGTATTTGCTAAGGGCTGGAATATTGGGATTACTCTTGGTGAAAGTCGAGGTATGCGAAAACTCTTTATGCAAATGAAACCAGAAGGCATTTCCGACATTGCAGTGGCACTTGCACTTATCCGCCCAGCCGCAGCAGCTGAAGGAAGAAAACAGGAGTTCCTTGAAAAATGGAGAATACTTGATGAGAATAGAACTCCACTTACACGTCCAATTATCTACGACGACGACGCAATTAAGAAAATTAAATACATCTTTGGTTGTGATACAGCGATTGCGGATCGTTGGAGAAAAGCCTTTGCCAAAGGAAACCCAAAAGCACGTGTAGACTTTCGTCTTGAAATGATTAAACACGGGTATGATACGATTACAATTAATCGTGTGATTGATGATTTAAATCAACTAGTTTACTACAGTTTCTGTAAAAGTCACGCAGTTTCCTATGCGCAACTTGTATGGGCACTAGGATATTGGAAAGCACATCGTCCACATGAGTTTTGGTGCTCAGCATTGAATCACTGTAATTCTGAATATAGACGATGGGTCCATTACAGAGAATCACGCTGCTCAGGATTACTCCTCAGTAGACAACCACCGCCGTACAAGCTAGGAAAACGAGGGGAGATTTCAGCACTTGTACCCATTAAAACTCAGGAACAAATGTTATTAAAAGAACCAACACAAATTCAAGAATTCAAAGAATTTGGTTACTGGACATCTGCTGAATTTCTTCCAACCTGTGGTGTACATACTGATCCGCAACAACGCCTCGATGGAAAAATAAATGTAACATTCAGAGGATTAATTGCTTGTGGAAGAACTATTTCACGAGACGATGGAGTTGCTACACTCATTTGTATTGGTGTCGGTAACCGGGAATATGTTGATTTAGTGATTCCTGAGGCAAAACGAAAGGATTTATTTAATTGGGCTATTCTTGAAGGAAAAGGTATACAGACAAAAGCAGGGACAATTGAAGTAAGTAAAATTAAGGGACTTGCTATAAATAAACTTGTATAATCATTAAAGAATGATTATAAAAATTAGTATAATCCCACTAAAAACTACTGTACAAAGACAGGAATACACTTGTTTTGCTGGCAGAACTGTCCCTCAGGGCAGCTCACACCCGCGCAATCCAGGTCGCGGAATCCCTCATAGGGAAACGCAGCCGGAAAGAGTGTCTTTAAGAGAGGAACAACAATCAAAACTGCCAAAAGTACGATGACCAACATTACTAAACCATAAGGGCGAGCCATTCTACAAAGACTCAAGGAAAAACGGGCAACCCTGTATCTCTCGGAAGAAGAGTCGTGCGATTCTCCTCGCAATACCCATTAAAGCATTTTTCCGCGGGCTGATTGCCACAGGACGGCATGCCAACACCGCACCGCTCACCCGCAAATCCCTCATTTATTCTAAAGATACGATCGCAGCCGATCAGGGCGCATGCGATGAACAAGATAATAATACTTTGTATAATAACTTTCCTCATCTATCTACTGCTGCCCGGGAAATTTCTTTACACTGATCGCAGGTCCTTTGAGCTTCCGTGCGGCATTCGGGTCATACTCATTTATACCATCCTCATCCTTCTCCTTGAAATGCGCAGCTGAGTGTGCCCAGAATTCAGGCGCGCCAATGCGGAAATCAGGGTGCATCTCAGCCTTGTACCAGAAAATACAGTCCTCCATCTTGTTGCTTTGGCTGGTATTGTCAATGACCAGGCACTCGTAATTCTGTGTACACTGGTCCATAATTTGACAGAAGAACTCGAACGATGGGAATGCCGAGCCATAGTTATCAAAAATGCGCTTTCTATTTGTAAAATATGGTTCACGCAAAATAAAGACATAGTCGACGTTGGTACGAAGAGCCGGCTGGATGCCGAGCGGGTACTGCATAGTGATAAGGAAGAACACCTTGAGCCAACGACCGTTCATGAAAAGGTAGCGAATGTTCTTGTCGTGTGTCCAACTATCGTCATACATACAGTCGTCCAAAATCATAAAGGATCTCGGGTCAATCCGTGACGTCATTTGCCCTGCCGCTTGCTCCTTCATGATACGCGCCATCATCATCTTCTGTCTCTTCACGAAATTGGACAGAATGATAGGACTATACTCACCGTGAATAAACAGCGGCGGAATCATCTTGCCATAGAAGGAGTTCGATTCTTCTGTACCACTGATTACTGTTCCAAGAGGCATATTCTGGTGATTGTAGAGCAAGTCACGCACAAGTGTAGATTTACCTGTACGACGACGACCAATAAAAATGGCAACGGCGTCCTGGGGGATCTTCTTCATATCGAACTTCCGCAAGGAAACGTTCATAGATGCTGAGGCAGCCATAGTGTTTG